TACAAGCGTTGCGGCTTTAACTTTAGGGACAACAGGAACGGATTTATCAAGTACGGTTGCAAACGGAACAACTACGCCAGTAATAACGCTAAACGTTCCAACGGCAAGCGCGACAAATCGAGGAGCATTAAGCAGTGCGGATTGGAGTATGTTTAATGGCAAGCAAAACGCTTTAACTCTTACAACAACTGGAACAAGTGGCGTGGCTACTTTGGTAGGTAGTACTTTAAATATTCCTAATTACGGAAGTGCATTAAGCGGTTACTTGCCTTTGACTGGTGGGACTTTAACAGGACCTTTAAATGGCACGAGTATAAGTTTAAGCGGTGACATTACTGCAAATAGATACCGAGGAGTTAATAGCTTGGTTTTAAATAGCTATACAACTGTTAACCCTTCTTCCAATGTTTATTTGTATTCACCTCCAAACGACAGGGATGCTTGGATTTATTTAGATTCAGCAACTATTGATAGTAACTGGGGAATTTATCATCGACAAATTGATTCAGCAGTAAGCGGATTACCAGCAAACTCTATTGGATTTATTGGAGGAGGTAGCAATACTTTGCAAGCTTGGATTTCTTTAGAAAATGGAAATGGTTTTTTTGCTGGTAATTTAACTACAAACAGTTTTATAAAAAGCGGAGGAACAAGCGGACAATTTTTAAAAGCCGATGGTTCGGTTGATTCTACAACTTATGTTCCAGTAGGTAGAACAATTACCATTAACGGAACTACTCAAGACCTAAGTGCAAACAGAACTTTTAATGTTGGCACAGTTACTTCTGTAACTGCAACGGCTGGAACTGGAATATCAATATCGGGAAGTCCAATAACTACAAGCGGAACTTTAACTATTACTAACACCGCACCTGACCAAGTAGTTTCTTTAACTGCGAGCACTGGTATTTCTATTAGTGGAACTTATCCAAATTTTACTATTACAAATACAAGTCCCTCAAGTGGTGGAACTGTTACCTCAGTAACCGCATCAAGTCCGTTATTTTCAAGCGGTGGTGCTACTCCAAATATTACAATTCAGCAAGCAAGCGGTTCTCAAAATGGTTTCTTGTCAAGTACTGATTGGACAACATTTAATAGCAAGCAAAACGCTTTGACTAATCCTGTGACTGGAACAGGAGATTCAGGCTACTTACCAAAGTTTACAGGAAGTACAACGATTGGAAATAGCAATTTAATAAACAATTCAAGCGGTAACCTTGGATTAGCAGTAACACCGAGTGCATGGTCAAGTGGTAAAAAAGCTTATCAAACATTAACTTCATCGTTTGTCGGTGATTCTGGAAGACTTGAGATATGGTTTAATGGCTATTTTGATGGTGACGGTGAAAAATATATAGGTAATGGTTTTTCCACTTTATATACTCAATTGTCTGGAAACCACATTTGGAGTACTGCCTCTAATAATACAAGTGGAGCAGGTGCAGCTCTAAGCTATACCCAACCGATGACCTTAACCAGCGGCGGAAACTTGCTTATTGGAAGGACAACGGATAATGCAAATAGTCGTTTAACTATTCAATCTAATTCAGATGGAAATTCAATAGCATTAATTGGTAGGTCTTCTGATAATGCAAGTAGTATAGATTTTGACAATAATAGTGTATCAACATTTATAGCAACTATTTCAGCAGATTCTTTATCAATGGATATTGGTTCTCAGATTGACATTCCAGTACGTTTTTATACAAACACAACAGAAAAAATGCGCATCACCTCAGGAGGCAACGTGCTTATTGGAACGACAACAAGCGGCTCAAGTAGGCTAAGAATAGTAGGTTTGCCAACCTCGTCCGCTGGATTGTCTAGCGGCGACGTTTACAATTTGGCTGGCGTTTTAATGATTGCATAACTTTAAACAAAAATAAAATGAAAAAAATCCAACCAGTAACTGCCTGGAAAAATGGCGAACAGCTAGAGGCTAGTCTGCTAAACGCAACAATCGTAAACGATAATCTTGAGAGTGCTTGCACTTTCTATTATCAACTTTTGACAGGTGGAGACGGAACTGAAGCAATGCCAATCGCAGTAGGTCAGTCAGTTGCCGAAGGAAATATTTCTTTAATTGGAGAAGAATATCTTGAGTGGAATGGAAGCAATGATTATGCTTATGATTATATTGCCGAAAAATTAAACCTTACACTTATATGAACGTAAATCTAGCAATCGCCCTAACTGACATTGAGGGCAACAAAATCACAAACGAGAAAGGCGAGGAAATGCTTTTGTCTAAAATGGTAGGCAACGCTTTATTTTCCGCTGAAGAGAAGGAGGACCCTATTCGTATTTACGAGTTGGCCAAGAAAATTTATTACTCTGAGGGCGAAATTGAACTAGGCAAAAGCGATGCTGACCTAATCAAAGAGAAGGTCAAAGCTAAAGGCTTTACTGTGCTTGTTTTAGGGCCTCTTTACGAGGCTTTAAAAGAAAAGTAATGGTAAGACAAGGGCTAAATTTTAGCCCTTTTTTTATTGCCTTAAAATGCCTTATTTTTGGTAAACGAATTGATAATAAATGTAATGAGCCATATCCCACCATTTGAACAAGTATTAGGCCTAGGAATAATCGGAACGCTTGCCTCAATTATTGACATGAACGATAGCCTTAAATTCTTGATTCTAGTTTTAACATTTCTTGGTATGGTCATAAAATTGTGGGAGCAGATTAAGAAGTCAGAGTTTTTTTTCAAGGACATCAAGGACATTTGGAACAAAGTATTTAAGAAGTAATGGCTAAGGCGGTACAAGCAACTAAACCAAGTTCATTCGGTAAGCGAAGAAACGGAAAAGCCAAGAAAGCATATTCTAAGAGCGAACAAAAGCCAAAGAAGTATCGTGGTCAAGGAAGATAAATCAAAATACATCCGTCTAGGAATTTGGGCGGTTTTTTTAATTGTAGTAGGTGCAACTGCTGCATTTCTATTGCCAGAGCATAGCGTTGGGTCATTCTTTGACCTACTTAAAACTATTGTCACTAGCCTAATTCTATAATGGAAGAATTTAGACCGAGATTAAACAGAGAAGAGTGGGAAATAATAAAAGGAGTTAGAAATTCAAAAAATGGTGGAGGTGTCTTAGAAATCGGAGACCTTCATGAGCCTTTTTGCCTAGATGACTATCTTGATTTCTGTATTGAGCAGAAGAACAAATACAAATGCGAAAAGATTGTTTTTCTAGGTGATGTTATTGACAACCACTATGCTAGTTATCATGAGACTGATCCTGATGGCATGAGTGCAGTTGATGAGCTTAATATTGCTATTGAACGCATACATAAGTGGAGGGATGCTTTTCCTAATGCAGTGGTAATTATTGGTAACCATGACAGGTTAGTAATGCGTAAGGCATTTACTGCTGGCATATCTAAAAAGTGGATTAAGAGCTACAAGGAAGTCCTAGAGACACCAGGATGGGAGTTTACCGAAGAGTATATACTAAATGATACTCTTTATGTGCATGGAGAGCAAGGTAGTGCGATTGCAAGGGCTAAGGCTGATTTAATTAGCACAGTCCAGGGTCATCGACATACAGAAGCTTATACTAACTTTGTAGTGGGCAAGAACTTTAAGATATTTGGCAAGCAAGTTGGTTGCGGAATTGATAAGGAAAGCTACGCTATGGCTTATGCTAAGGCAGGAAAGAAACCTGCGATTGGTGTGGGTGTAACTTTAGATTATGGGAGATTGCCTTTTAATGTAATGATGGATTTATGAAACTTTCTACCAACTTTAGCCTTTCAGAATTTGCCTCTGCTGATGGAACTGATCCAAGCGGTGAGGTTCTTAAAAATTTGACAGAGTTGGCTAAGAACTTGGAGGTCTTACGTAAGCATTTGGGACAATCTATACGTATTACTTCTGGATTTAGAAGCAAGGAGCATAACAAAAAGATTGGTGGAGCGTTAAATAGCTTCCATGTCCTTGGTATGGCTGCTGATATACAAGTAGGTAAAATGAAGCCCGAAGATGTGGCAAAAGCTATTGAGTTGTTGATTAAGGAAGGTAAAATAAAAGAAGGAGGTTTGGGCATTTACCGAACCTGGGTTCACTACGATATTCGAGGTACTAAAGCACGCTGGAAAATATGAATGGAATATTAGAATTTAACTTGCCAGAGGAAAACGATGATTTTCAATCGGCTCTTAATGGTCATAACTACAAGAGTGCCATTTGGGACTTTGACCAACTGCTTCGTTCTGAAATGAAGTACAAAGAACTATCTGATGACACTTACAAGGCTTATAAATGGTGCCGTGAGGAGTTAAGAAAGATATTAGAGCAAGACAACCTATTTATCGAACAATAATGCCACTACCGAAGCCAAAACCTGCCGAGACACAGAGTGAGTTTATCTCACGATGCATTGTCGACCCAATCATGGAGCGAGAGTTTCCAGAAAGTAAACAAAGAGCTGCTGTCTGCTATTTTCAATACACCAATGGAGGATCAAAGAATTAAAATAGCCATTCTCTCCTTTTTGATTGGAGCAGTGTTGACCTTTGTTGTATTTCCTAGACCTGAAATTGAGACAGTCTACAAATTTGAAACCGTGACAAAAACGGACACTTTGTATGTGACCTCCACAGACACAATTTATGTGCCTAAAACAAGGATAAAACAGACAATTCTTAGGGATACAGTACTAATCGATTTTAAGCCTAAAATTAGCCTGTTTAAGACCACTATACCTTTCGAGTATGGTAATACATATCTGAGCGGAGAAGTCCTCGGAGAGGTGCTTAAAATGACCGCTACGAACGAATTTAAGATTCCTGTGGTAACCAACACGATTACCAACACAGAAACTCGGACAATTATACAGAAACCAAAGGGAATATATTTAGGCGCAGGGATTAATTCTTTACTTCAGCCTAGTGGAAAAGTTTCCTACTTGGACAACAAGTATTTGTTCGAGTATCAGTATCAACCATTGCAGAAGGTACACCAGATAGGAGTGTCTAAAAAGTTATTCTAAAGGTTAATAAAAGTTCTCAATCTGTAAACTTAAAGGTTGCTATTCGGCAAAATTCCGAATTACTCCTTACCATTTACAATATCTTTAAGCTGATTAAAAACAGCTTCTGCTAGGTCTCCCCAATACATATCGCATTTGCCATCTTTTATTGGAGGAAAAGAAAAATAGGTTTGCCAATCGCTAGGCTCTGAAGTGTAGCGATAACAAGTTTCTTTGTAGGGACAATCTGTCCCCCAGCATTTGGCTATATCAGGGCTCATATTTTACAATTAATGGTGATTTTGTAAAACCTATTTTACATTATCGCTAATTTTTAGCAGTACTAGGTATCCAATTAAGTCGTTTACCACATCCTCATCATCTTTCTGTAAGCTTCCGTTTTTGATTCTCTTTAGCTTGTCATCAATGCGGATCAGTAGTCCTTCCTTTGCGGACAACTGACTAAATACTCCTAGAGGCTCTAATGCAGAGTTGCCATACTTACGATTCTTATCAATAAGCATTTTATGAATCTGCTCTAAAACTTCTTCTACCTGGATTGCAAATGGTGGTGTCATGCGTGTATCTTTAAAAATTCAATCCACCACTTAACTAGGCAGATTCCCAACAACAAGAACCCAATCGTCTTCCAATAAGTTTTCTTTTCCATAGTATTGCTTGAACGAGATAAACTTCTCTCCTTTTAGGTATTGGCTAGTCGTAAACTTAGACCTTCCTTTTTTAATCAGTAAGCCATCTCCAAACAGAACATAGAACTCGTTTTCAGCTACTACTTCATTAAACTCCAGGTACTCAATCCACCAATTACTAGGTTTGCGGTTTTCATCGAGTACCTTGGTCGCTGATAGGTATCCAAAGGGATTGAGTACTTGAGCTTCTTCCATGTTATTTAAAGAATCGTTTAATTACACTTTCTTTCTGTTCCCTGTGCAAGTATAGCTTTTGCCTTAATATTTCAATAAGTTCAATAGCAATATGATTTTCTATTTCAGCTACATTTTCTCCATAGTCTATGACCAAGTTTCCTGATTCTGAATCGACATAAAAGTCTAATTCTTCAAATTTATATTTTATCATAATCCGTAATTTTTTAGTGCAATTTCAAATGCTTCTTTTTCTGTTTTAGCTACTCCAATGTCGAATACTCTCTGGTTATAAAACCAGTAAGTCCAACCTTCCTTAGTTTCAAAGAATCCAATGCTATTCAATGGTATTTTCTCTTCAGTAAGTAATTCTAATGCTGTTTCCTGTCTGTAAACGGTCATTTGTAGTTGTGATGTAAGTGTCTAGTTATAAGTTGTAGCTTAATAACATATCTAGGGTTCTCAAGCAGTTGGGTAAGCCTAGGCTCTACCATACCGCTGAAGTGGTTAAACAATATCTCTCCTGCTTCTGTATGGTCTTCCATGTCCAGGTCAGCCTTAATTCCGTTTCTTTGACAGAAAACGCAGGATCGTACCGCTCGTTTAATCTGTTCCGTTGAGTATTTCATCAATAGTGATGTTTAAGTAAGTGACGAAAATAGCAAGTACCAATGCAAACATCCCTAGAGACTTAGATGTTAAATATAGGCAGGTCATAAAACCTAGGGCTACATTTATAAATTTAAGTAACTGAAACAGATGCCTTTTCATTTCGGTGTAAATTTAATAGGATGTGATATTTCATTTCCATTAAAGTCTAATAGTTTGCCGTTCATTTCAAAGTGTACCTCCATGTGTTTATTCTTATAGTTCTGAATCAACAGCTTGATTTTCTCCTGGACATCTTCAATGGAGAGAAACTCTCCATATCCGATGTCTTGCCATTCTGTAAATTCGTTAAACTTATTTATAAACCTACGCTTCAGAACAAAATCAGAAGGGCAGACCGCTTTCTTTCTCGGCATACTCAGGTTTAGATTGATGTGCTTGCTTTTTCTCTACCGCCATTGCTGGCTTACCATCAGACCAAAATACTTTGCCTGAGCCTGTCCAGAATTTAGGCTTTTTAGCCTCTCTGTCCTCTTTAGTTTGAGAGACATAAGACTGCACATTCTGTCCGTAATCGTTCGCCTCATCATTCATTGAGATGGTTAGTGAGACTCCTTTAAGACCCTTTGCCTTAACTGTGGTAAGTAGGGTTTCTAGTGTTTCCTGCTTTAGGAAGATTTCTGATAAATTTGCCATTTTTTTAATTGTTTTTGGTTTGTCTTGTAATATTAACTTATTGATTTATTGCATAAAAGAAAATTCTGATATTTTTCATAGAAGTCAGCAAAGTTTTTTACTATCCAGTACTGACCTCCAGACTTTTCTATTGCCTGCTGGTAGATTTTTTGATCCTCCGACTGCCTGTCTCTGCCTATCTTTACCTCTATTTTTACCGACCTGCCCAGGATTGTGGCTGAAATATCTGCTGATCCTTTTGTTGCTGTTGACTTGCCCCAGGTCATAGAGCCGATGGTCTTCGTTCTGCCTATCACATCGGTCACTTGCTTTCTGTTGTCTATTGGTCTGCCCATCGTGTTGATCCGCTCTGCTTGGTATCCACTAAGCTCTAGGAACTCTTTGACGCACTTGGTAAGCCCATTGGCTGTCTTATCATCATACTTCGGTGTTGATATAGCATACTTAGGCACATTTGGATAAGATTCTAGCATCGACTCTTGCTTGAGTTGTTTTAGAATGTCAAGTGGTTTCATCAGAATGGTAGATCGAATGCCTCTAAATGCAATACAGGAGTCTTGTAGTCTGTTCCAAACCTGCACATATATTCAAATGCAAGTAACCTATTTTCTTCTCTCATCTTTAGCCATATTCCTTGGGTGTATGTCTTATCATAGTCTCCAGGTCTTGCTTCCATGTACTTATCCCAGAATACTTCAAATGGGATTTCTGATACTTCGTCTAGTGCTTCAATCATTGTTCTAGGTTTTTAAATGTGATGGGATATTGACATAGGTATGGAATTACCGATTCTAGCTTAGCAAACTTTATGTATGCACCATTGACATCAAGAGCCTTAATCTGATGTATTAGAATCTTTGGCTCTCCTTTTACTTGGTCAAATGAGTATCTAACAATCTCAAATGACCCTAACTCTTTTCCGTTAATTATCATTTCTTTAAGTGTTTAGTTATTAATCTGTACAAAATCCTGCTTGACATCCACTACCAGTTCCAAAGAAGAAGTCTTGTTGTAAACCAATAGTTTTTATTTGCTCATAAGTAATGTCTGTCTTCCAAGTTCCTATCTTTTCTTGATCAGCAAACCATTGCATTTTTTCTGTATTTTCATCCCAATTCTTTCTTAGTTGCTGTACTGGTTTCCAAAAGCATCCAACACAATTACTATCTTCAGGAAATACAATACCGCTTTTCTGTGCCCATTGGTAAATAGGATAATGAGTTATCTTGTTTTCAATCAATGGGAAATAACCTTCTCTCCATTCTATTTCTTTCCATTGATTACGATTGTTTTTTTGACCGATTATTCCTTTTAGAGTTGTACTAAACTTATCAGCTCTTTCTTTTTCATCGTATCTAAAACCAACACCCATTTTTACCTTTTCCCCTATGTTTTTATACCACCAATCAAATATTGGTCGCATTTTCATCTCAGTAGTACAAAACCGCCACTGCTTATTAGGTACTGCTTTTTTCTTTTTGTTTAAAGCATCAAATGTTCTTCCGCTTACCCAAATGATTTCTTTTCCTATCAACTGCTCAAGGTCTCTCATAGCATACAAGGTTAGGTCACTTTCTGCCGTAGCAATAAAATCCTGTCCTAACTTTTCAGAAGCATATTTTACTATGCTCTGATCTTTAGGCTTGCAGTTTATATCTTCAATTTTAACCAAAGCAAATATTTCGTAATCAGCAGGATAATGAACAGCCATGTAGCTAGATGTTTTGCCTCCAGATAAACTATTGATAGTCATCATTTCTTTAAGTGTTTATAAATAGTGGTTCTACTAACATTTAATAACTCTGCTAACTCAGAGCGGTTAAAATCAGGTATGGTCTTATGAATCATATCAATTTTCTTTTCTATGGACTCATTTTTCATAGACCGAATAATTTCACTAAGCTCATTGGACTCCAAGCTACTGACCTTAATTTTCTTAGACATAGCAATGAAGTAATTGCTCAACTTCTCCGCCTTCAGCAATGATTCCTTAGTAACAAAGTCAAAGTCCTTTCCAGTCTCGAATGAAGTCAATGTATTAATCAGCAAAGCAAATCTAGGAACATAAGCCTTCTGCTTACTCAACATCGACTTCACATATTCCGATATGTCATCTGAGTTCTGCAAGTCTGTGATGTTGTTGAATATCCTTTCCCACTCAATATCTGCTTGGCTATCAAATCGAATGATTCTGCTCTCAATCTCGCCAAACTTATTGTACTGCAATACTTGGTTTCTCACTAGGTTATAGAACTGACTAATGTAAGCCTCATACCAATCCAATATCTCTTGGTCAATGGAGTTCTTGTTGTAATGCTCAATCTCCTTATCAGGGTAGCTGACTAGCAATCGGTCTAAGAATCCGTTATCCTTGTTTTCCATGGTGGAAATCTGCGAAAATATACCAGGCTGTATTCCACCAAGCACAGGAATCAATGGGCTCTGCACAAAGCTACTCTTGGCAGTCTTTCGTGTCAGAATCGCTGCTTGGTTAGACCAGCAGGAGAGCCAAAACTCAAGATCAGAACCAGGCTTATACTTATTCATGTCCTTAATCCATCCGTTCAACTCATCCTTAAACACCGCAATGCCTACCTGATTTTCCTCATGCAAATCCGCTAAGGCCTCCACAGTAATGTCATTTACTATCAACTGCTTTCTTACAGGCTCCTTAACTTCCTCCACATCCTTCTTTTCCTTTGCAGTCAAACGCTCGTACTCCTTGTACTTCTTGTACTCATTCTGGAAGTGCTTAATTTCAAAGCTATTCTTCTTTGCAATCGGAAAGATAATGGCATTTATACTAGGGGTCTTACCAAGACCTGCCTTGCCTATCAATCCAATCCAGATGTTGACCGACTCTCTCCATCCTGTTTTTACCTCTACCTTGCAAGCGTTACCAATGCAGAGCGAGAGAAGCCAAAGTAAGCTACATCCCATGTAGTCAATAGAATGATTAAGTGTTTTCTGGTTTAACAGAATATAACTCTGCAATGACTCTGGGAAGACATCAATCGGAAATATCAAATCCTCCTGGGGTATCTCAATTTTCTCAATCTCTACCTTGCGGATTTTCCGCTCTCCATAGCCTTCCTTGTAAAGCTCCTTAGCAGCTACTGAGAAGTCACCACTAAAGTATTTGTATGCGTAGATACTAAACGGAGTCAAAGGTGTCTCATGAGGGTAAATCGTGGCCGTAGTGAAGAGATAACAGAGACCTGTATCCTTGTAGATAAATCCGTGCAAGGCATCCTTAGAATTAGTTTTTCTAATTACTATGCGATCCGTCAGGTGCTTTACTGCGGTGAACTCATTTGCAATTAAGTCTAGCACTCTGTTCCTCTGGTTGTAATCCTCCCAAGGAGTTAATCCGCTATACTCTGTATTTTCCACCTTGACTTCCACCTTGGCTTCATCGTAGTGGAAATATCGACATAGGCTAAACAGAATGTCTCTCTCTTCCTCTGTAATCTCATGGATTTGTTCGTAAGACAAGTCCGACACCTGGTTATCATAGATATATATATACCCACCTGTGCCCCTGGTTTCAATTAAGGCTTGAGAATGTCCCTTTAGTGTTGCGAGCTTTCTATTGCCTTCGACCTTAGAGCATCGGTATATAATATGGTAGCCCGAATTTATAGTCTTATATATAACAAACTTTCTATTAAAGTCATCAATATAATCTGAAATAAAAGAAATAAAGTCACTCCAAAACTTCTTTCCATCTTGGATGGTAGGGAATACCTTTAAATCTACATCTATACATTCAACATCATAATAACCTGTTATAATACCATACCCTTTGGTCTTGTGTTCTAGCTTCTCTAATTCTGACTTTTCTATCTTCTTTGTCTGGTACTCCTTCCATAAAATCAAAGGCTTCTTACCCTCCGATATGGGCATTACACTGAACCCTGAGTTCAGTAAATTAATTGCTCTTCCTAGTGTGACGTTCATTTTCGTGTTTTACAAAGGTTTATAAAAAAAGGGCTGTTTTGGGCAAAAAAGTGTACACAAGTTTACACTTGGTTTACACCTAGTGTAAACCCCCCTAAAGTGCCAATCCGTTCAAATTAGGCCGATTTTAGGCCGTTTTTTGCCCTAGGTTTACAAGTTTACACTTTTTTTTAGAATATATTTTTTTTGACTAGGTGAAAATTTATTTTTTTTCATTTTTGCCAAAAAGTGTTCAAAGTGTTCACTTATTGTGATTGGAGCCAATGGAGGCCGATTTTGGTTTACACTTAGGTGTACACTTAGTGTACACTAGTGTACACCCTCCTTCTTAGCTTTTCTCACCCAATGTGAGACTCTATTGTACTCCAAATCTAGCTCTTTTGCTATGTCACAAGTCCTCCGATTTTCCACTACCATACGCTCTATTTGTCTAACTATTTTTATACTAAGAGACTTTACTCGCCTATGATCTGTGAGCTTTAGAATTTCACATAAGTGATGGTATTTTACACCAGTCATAAGCATAATATCTTTATATGGTAAACCTTTCTTATATAATTCAATGACCTCATCTGCGTGGTTCATGTGAGAGCAGGTGTTCTTGGCTCTTTCGTTTGTCAGCAGATAGTCCTTGTATATATAATTATTTACTAGGTGTCTACTAATGTTCATTATAGTAGCTATATTCTTATTTAGTACTTTTAGCTTATATAGCCTAGCGATCTCGTCTTTCTGTTCCTGGGTGAGTGATGTCATACCGCCATACCGTTTAAATACTCTCTACACTCCAATACCTTGGCCTTGGCCATCTCAATTACCTGGGGGTCATACTCAATGTCAAACTCTTTGATTCTGTACTTATTTTCCACGTGTGCATAGCTCACAGGCTCCTCATAAGTCAAGAACTCTGGAGTGTCTTGGAGAGTGTACACTAACTTGGCCTTTTTTAAGCCCGTCAGGTGCATGTAAACCTGAAGTTGGTAGAAGTACCCACTGTCAGGGGAATCGTCAAACAGAGGGAAAGTAAAGCAGTCCCACGAGGTTTTAAAGTCATAGACTATACCATCGTGAAAACAATCTGGAGTACCTGTAAAGAAATCATCCTCAAAGTGATCCAGGTTCTTAATCATAAAGTCCTTCTCCATAGCTACCGAGTAAAACTCGATAGCCGTATCCTCAAGTGCCAATCCCTTCTGAATGTACTTACTCTTGATCTGCTTCTTTAGTCCATAAATCTGCTCCTTGTACCAATCCTCCAGGTAGCTCTTAGTTGTCTGAGACAAAGTTTCTGTTTTACTCCGTGCGTTGGTCATCAAATGGCCAAGGGCACTTGCTCTGCATTTAAAGTTCATGATAATAATAGTTTTTCGTTTTGTGCTGTTAAATTATAAACCGACTTAATTTGCTCCATAGATACCTTGCCATTGGCTAGAGAATCCTTTGCTCCTTGCCACTTTACATGTGCTGGAGTTAACTCCTCTTTTTTACCACCATGATCGTTGGTTGAATCTGGGTCTTTTGTATCATCGATTAATAGGAGACCAGAGAGTGCATATTTTCGAGCATACGAGCTGCTGCTTCCGAACGACTGTGCAACATCCATGCCCTTGCGGTTGATGTCGATACCTGCCTGGGCTGTAACTGCTCTGCCTTCGGTTCTGCCTTCTTTATCTATCTGTATAGATACCGTACTTTCTATGAATACAATACCACCAACCTCTTTAACCTCATCCTCGATAGTTAAGGTGCATTCGTACTTTAGAAGCAAAGGCTTGAGAGCCTCCAGGATGTCCTCGCAGTTTCTATACTTGTACTTGCCAAATGCATTGAATTGGCTCTTGGGAGCTTTTAGCTCGTTTTGAATTAAAATAAGTTCTTTCATGATTTGCGTGTTTTAATGATGTACAACTCTCCAATTAATTGGTCTAGGGTCTTTACTAGGTCTTCCATGTTATAGTGTGATTAATTCTGTGTCTAGGTTATATAAGTCAAAAATTTCCTCCATATCAGTTCCCATCCTGATTTCCTCGTGTATGTGTACGATGATGTCTCGTACTTCCTCTATGTGGTATCCTTGCTCTAAAAGAGCGTCAATAATCGGATTTTCGTCTTGCATTCTCATATTTTGTGTATCTGTTTAGTTTTAATTTCTGCATACCAGAATGTAAACTGATCCCAGTAAAGCTCAAAGGTTTTAGCTATCTCTTTTTTTACACTAACGGGTAACTCCCCGTAGTTTATACTAATCCATTCGTTGATTCTATCCTCTACCATTGCCGATCCAGGTTGAACTAACAAAAACGATCCATTGGTTGCCTAGCTTTCTAGGAGGGTACACCCATTCTTCAGGCCAGACTCCAGAGCGGATGATCTGGTGAACACGTGTAGATTTTTCGGTAAAGCCACGTAGTACTCCGTACTCGGTGGCGGTCATCATTTCGTAAAGCATTGGCGTACATTGGCTTCTAACTGTTCAACAATAAAAGGGTCTAGGATTGAGCATACGACCCGATAGTGGTCTGTAAAACGCTCGTTGAGCTCGTCATATAGCTCCAGGGTGAGAGACTTGCCGTTACCAAAGTAAAGGTCAAGGACAATGCCTTCGTTGGCGAAGGATTCGAGCTCCAAGCTAAAGCCAGACTGCTCAAGAATAAAGTGGTGATCTGTTAACATGTGTGTGTGTTTAAGTGATTAACGATGCTAATGTACAAGACTCTGCACAACAAATGCAAGGGAATTGTAAAATTTATTTTTGTTTTACACTAAGGGTAATATTCTGGGCTGAATGGTTTTGTTTTACACTATGGCTCAGCAAAATTTTGTTTTCCACCAGGGGGTAAACCTGGTTTTGTTTTCCACTATGGCTATTTTTCCGCCATGTTTTCCACTAGGCCATGTTTTCCACTACCACCACCCCCAGGTGGCCCTGGATGGCACGGTCAGACCTTGACCCATGAGGGCAAAGGAGGCCATTTTTAAGGCCTTAGCGGGGCGATATATTTTTTTTGGTATCCTTACATGATTGAAAATTTAGAGGGCTTAAAAGGGCTTAAAATAGGCTTAAAAAAAAGGGGGTTATTAAACCCCGAAAACTACCTTTAAAGAAATAGGCGTAAAATGAAATTCAAAGTAAAAATCCGAGCTAGGGTACAACTGTTTTGCAAGTTCTAATTTTTCGGGCGTGTTCTCAATATTTGCACGAAATACGGAAAATGTACGGGCCTCGAGGGCCTTAATTGAGTGGATTGAAAATAGCGGCTTATTCATTTTGTTAGTGTTTAAAAAAGGGGGTTAAATAGCCCCCTTTGCTTTATTAATTGTTTCAATGATATTATAGGACTGAAAAACAATACCGCCCCCAAAGTCTTTCCCACGGTACATTTTACCGCCTACTTTTCGGGCCTTTTGTAGTGCAAATTCAAACTTTTCTAAAATATTAAGCCCCTCAGACTCTGAGTCGGTTAGTACGTCGTAAAAATGTACTACATACCTGGGGTTACCGTTTACGTCGTTGTTTATCCTTTTCATTTGTTTACCTTTTTTAGTTCTATTTCAGTAGCCTTGTTAATTGCCGCAACCCAGTTTTTGAAGTCGCAAGTATAAATTTTTTGCAACCCAAAGAGCGTACAAATTTCGTTCACATCGTTAAATAGTTCTACCGCCTGGGATGCATAGTGAAAATAAGTCCTTGCGTTTAACTGCTTATTCAAAAGCAATTCAATTTCTCTAACTTCTTTTTTAATTAACTCGGGTAAATTATCCCTATCGATCCACGACCCAAAGGAAAGGCGAAAAACTTTGATCCCGTCAGGTATTGCGTTCCATAATTTTTGGCAATGTTTGGCAGTACTATTTGAATAGTAACTTTTGTTAATGAAACATACTTTTTCGCCATTATCGGCATTCATAAACTTTGCCGCGATATAGTGCCTACCGTAGGAATAAGCCGTTTCACGTTCAAAAAACATTGAATTTGTGCGTCCGGCGTATTGTGTTTGTGTTGCGAATACGTTCGCTAATTGTGCGTGTGAATTAAATACAGTTCTCATTTTGTGTGTGTGTTTTTTGTGTGTGTGTATTGATTAAATAAGTTTAAGGCCCAATAGGTAACCTAGAAAGAAAATAGGCAAAAATGCGATAATTGCCAGGATAATAGTACTAAGTGCTTTTTTCATGCTGTTTTTTGTTTAGGAGTTAACAAATAAGTAAGGGCAAAAATCAAGATAGTGCCGGTTGAAATAATAAGTAAGTCGATCATATTTAATTAGTTAGGGTTAAACATTAAGCAATATTACAAAGGTTTTTAATTGATTGCAAGTAAATTGTTAATTATTTTTAATGATTAAGTATATTTTTTTTAATTTACCTTTAGGACTGAATAATCACTTTATTTCAGTTTTACAATACTTTGTAGTGACATGGGCAAAAATGGGGGCGCACGCCCTGGAGCCGGTAGGCCGCCGAAAATCCAGGAAATAAAATTGATAGAACAGATGGACGCTATTTGCGTACCCGATCAAATATGGAAAGCCCTTTTGTACAAATGTGAGCAAGGGGACACGAACGCTATAAAACTTTGGTTATCCTACCGGTTTGGATTACCAAAGCAACAAATTGACGTTACCAGCAACGGGGAAAAAATAGCCCCGCCTATTCAGTGGATCGGTCGCCAAGTTGCAATCGAGGCGGCAAAGGTAGTGAGCGACTCGGATATCCAGGACTCGGACTACCAGGATAACCAGAACTTGAACGCTATTCAAATACAGGTCCGCAAGGATTACCAGGCATTGCTGGATAACCAGGATAACCAGGATACAAAATACATTTTCTAAATGATCAACTTGCTAGAAGATTATAAACCGCTTTTTTATGAGGAACCGGATACCCGTTATTATTTAATAACCGGCGGGCGTGGATCGGGCAAAAGTTGGACTTTGGCGTTATTTCTTTTGAATTTAACCTACCAAAAAGGCCATGTTATCCTTTTTACCCGTTACACCTTGGTTTCCGCTTTTATTTCAATTATCCCTGAATTCCTAGATAAGATAGAAATAATGGGCAAAGTAAATGATTTTGAGGTGACCCAATCCGAAATCATCAATAAATTGACGGGCTCAAAAATACTATTTCGGGGAATCAAAACAAGTTCAGGCGTGAACACTGCAAATCTTAAATCGATTGCCGGTTTGTCAACTTGGGTAATTGACGAAGCCGAGGAGTTAACCGATCCCGACGTATTCGACAAAGTGGACTTATCAATACGGGCTAAGGATAACTACAACAGGGTTATATTGGTGATGAACCCGAGTTACAAGAGTCACTGGATATATAACGACTTTGTAAAGAAAAAGAGAAAGGATACTACGTATATTCATACGACATACTTAGAGAACAAGATTAATCTTAGTGATTCGTTTGTTCAGGCTGCTGAGAAGACTAAGCGAGAGAATAGGGCTAGGTATGAGCACTTGTTCATGGGGACATGGTTGGATGATGCTGAGGGAATGTTGTGGAACAGAGGTATCATTGGCAAGGCAAGGATTGACGAGGCTCCGAACTTGAAGCGGATTGTTGTTGCTCTTGATCCAGCGGTGACTGCGAACATGAATAGTGATGAGACTGGTATTATTGTGGTTGGTAAGTGTAAGGAAGGGTTTGGGTATGTGTTGGAGGATTTGAGTGGGAAGTACTCACCGAACCACTGGGCTAAGATTGCCAATGACGCAGCGTTTAGGTGGAACGCAGATTGTATTGTGGCTGAGAAGAACCAGGGTGGAGATATGGTTGAGGCTGTATTGAAGGCTCAAGGGTCGACTACTAGGATTAAGCTAGTGTCGGCTACCAAGGGTAAGTATGTGCGAGCGGAGCCTGTGTATTCGTTGTATGAGAAGGGTCAGGTGTACCATGTTGGGTCGTTTCCGCTGTTGGAGAGTCAGATGGTTACATTCGACCCAGATAAGGGAAAGTCACCCGATAGAGTGGATGCGTTGGTATGGGGATTGACTGAGTTGATGGTGAAAAAGCGTAGTGATGGCTTTGTATTGATAAAAGGAAAATTATTTAGGTAAAATTAGTACTTTTACAAAAAAGTGAGATATAGATGAATCTACTGAAAGCGTTTAGAACTAAGGAGGCAGGTTTACCTGTGGCTTTGCAATGGCAGTATATTAAGGGTGTATGGATGCCTTACGATGCAAAGGATGGTATTTACATTGATAAAGCATATAAAGCTATTCCTGTTGTTCAGTCAGTAGTTTCTAAGATTGTAGAGAAGAGTGCGGATGCTACTCCGATGTTGTATAAGATTAAGGACAAGCGATTTGCAGAGAAGTATTACGCTAAGAGAAAATACCTCAAGACTAAGGAGAATGCTACTGAGTTGGCAAAGTTGAGGGTAAAAGCGTTTGAGTCGATTGAATCACATCCGTTCTTGCAGTTGATGGATATGCCGAACCCGACTAGTACGGGTAGACAGTTGAGAGAAGAGGTTGCAGGGTATTTGTTGATTACTGGCAATGCGATAGTGTACGCTAGTGTACCTGGTGCAGGAGTGAGAGCGAAGCAGCCGATTGAGTTGTGGAGTGTTCCGAGTCCGACTGTTAAGCCTGTGATGTCAGGAGAACGTACTCAGCCGTTGGCAGGGTATGCGATTACATATAACTTTGATAATGTTATCCCGAATGAGCAGATAGCTCACTTTAAGTACTTTAACCCTGTTTCTGAATGGGAAGGGTATGAGAGTACATTCTGGGGATTGAGTCCACTGAGATCAAGTGTAAATATTATTTCTCAGAAACGATATGCTGATGTAGCTCAGGGGTCGTTGTTTGCGAACATGGGGCCTAGTGGTATTGTAAGTGGTAATGCACGGCACAGCGATCAGAGTGAGTTGACTGCTGAACAGGCGGTTGCGATTAACGATTCGTTTAGACAGAACCACATGGGGGCTCATAACGCTGGAGACATTGTTGTGACTCCGAGTGACCTGAAGTGGGTGCAGATAGGATTAAGTCCTGTGGACATGGGTATCTTGAACTTTAACCAAGACTTGGAGAGACAGATTGCGAACATCTACGGATACCCGTCTCAGTTGTTGAGTCCTCAGGGAACATTGGCGAACAGTGAGACTGGAGATACACGAGTGATTACGAACTGCGTGTTGCCTTTGTTGAGAAAGATGGATGATGTGTGGACTAAGATGGCTAGACAATGGTATGGAGACAACACACTAGTTGTAATGTCTGATACCGATGTATATCCTGAATTGGAAGGCGATAAGAAGGAGTTGGTACATTGGATGCGTCAGGCGATGGTGTTCAGCCAGGATGAGATCCGTGAGGCACTAGGATACGGAACGATTGTCGATGAGACTCAGGTGTTGGTTCCTACTAACTATATGCCGCTGTCTGACATGAGAGGTGGAGACCTGGATGTTGAGACTGTGCCGAGTGGTAGAAATGTACCTAGACAAGACCAAGACATCGAAGAAGAAGATGATACAGACCAAGATTTTGACTAAGAACTTCGAGGCAGTTGACGGGATTATCACTGTCAAGGCTCAGAGGTTGGGTGAGGAGTATACTTGCTGGTGTAAGGCCCAGGACTATACATTTGAGTTCAAGGAAGGAATGAGTACCAAGGATATTATAGAGCAGACTATAAAGCTGCTATCTGTAATGCCATAACTAAATATAAACACGATGATAACTGAAGAAGAATTTCTGAAGGCAGAGATTGAAACTCTGAACCTAACAATGAACAATGAGCTATTTGTAGGGTTGGCTAATAGTGTAGCTAACTACTGCAAAAAGTTTAGCCCGAAGAGTGTTATTGACTACGGATGTGGCACAGGAGTGTATAGTGAAGTGATGCGACAGGAAGGCTTTGAGATTCTAGCACTAGATGTGTTTAAGAGTCACAGAGATTACTGCAAGGCAGAGTATAGTGAGTTGAAGGTTATTGCTAGACCGAAGGCAGCAGAGATGATGCTGTTTATTGAAGTAGCTGAGCACATGACCGACCAGGAGATTAAGAATGCGATTGATGTCATTGAGCCTAAGGTTATATTGTTTAGCTCAACTCCACATACTACTGAGAATGATGCAGAGTGGGGCCATATTAACATCAAGCAGGAAGACGAATGGATTGCGTTCTGGAAGGTGTTAGGCTACAAGGTATTAGAGAAACCATCAACCCCTACTACATGGACTCTGATGTTAGAAAAAATTTAATCTACTTTATTTACTACGATGGTTCATTAAACCATTTCCATGTATTGAACTTAAAGTTCTTGCAGGAATATTGGAATGTGTTTGATGGGCAAAAGATTGTAAAGATAGCTGTCAAGGATAACTATTCTTTGGCACCTATTGTAGATATGCTGCCAAAAGATTGTGAGTATAGAGTTGTGCAGAACGATGCTAAGTTTGGCGAGTGTACGCACTTCTTAGATTCTTTGGTAGAGATAAATGGTGGAATGACATTCTACGCACACTGTAAGGGAGTTACTCGACCACAATGGTCTGGGTTAGACATTTGGATTAGTCACTTGTATAGAAAGAACTTGACTACACCACCTATGTTGGGAGATAAGATGTTTGCAGGCGTTTGTGCTAAGATATTGCCATGCCCTCCGTATGTTCCGTATCCGTTTCACTACTCTGGATCGTTCTACTGGTTTAATACCGATAAGGTAAAGGCTAAGTTGAGTAAGATGCAGATAAAGCTTGACAAGTACTTGACTGAGCAGTTCCCTGGTATTATGGCCGACAAGGAAGAATGTATATTCGGATTTGGAAGCTCAAATGTGAACCACAACTTTTACGAGGAGCGAACCTGGAGATATTTAAGATGAAAGTAATTTATTCGGTCTTGTTTGGAGACTACGATGATGTAAGTCCTGCTCCTAAGTATGAGGGGTGGGACTTTGTGTTATTTACCGATAATGCAGAGCTAAAGATTGATGGTTGGCAGATAAGAGTTGTAAACGGTGTTACAGATAGACAGAAGGAGTCTAGAAAGTATAAGCTTCTATCACATTTATATCTAAAAGAATACGATTTAGTTTGCTATGCTGATGCGAATATTTCGTTTGTGCATGAGCCACCTAGTTTTCCGATATGGTTTAGCCATCGTGCCCACATAGATGTTTATACTAGGTCTACTGAGTTAGTAGCTCAAGGCAAGGTAAATGAGGATCAAGTCAAAAGGCAATTTAGGTTTTACTTGGAGAATAGGTTCAAGGATAAGGCAGGATTGCTAGAGACTAACTTTTTTGTGCGGTCTAATCGTGATGAGAATCAGAATAGGCTGATGAATGGTGTATGGAACATAGTCCAGGAGTACACAAGCAGAGATGATTTGGCATTTCCGTATGTGATGCAAATGTGTATGCTAAAACCTGAGAATATTAAGCCACATAATGTTATGGCAACCTTTGTTACTATAAATCATCACAAGGGAAAGGTAGAGATTAAGAAGAGCGTACAGGTGCATCACATAACCCCTGGTAGATCGGACAAGAATATAGGAAAGGCAATAAACGATTTGATTCGTGGCCTGCCTGACGATGATTGGATTTGTCTACGAGACATTGATACGCTACCGATGTATCATGAAAAGATATATCAGCAATGCGAGGATATAGCCCAGAGAGGAGACTTTGATTTGGTTGGTTGCATGACTAACAGACTTGGTTTACACTATCAGTTGGTAGGAGGTCAGAAGTCCGATGACTCAGATATTATGAATCACAGGAAGATTGCAGTTGACTTGTATAACGAGCATGGAAGCAATGTGATGTTTCATAACCAGGTGATTGGTGGCTTATTTATGCTGTTTAGTAAGAAGACTTGGGAACTAGTAGGTGGTATTCCTGAAGGAGGTATCCAGATTAAAGGACATTTCTTTGACTACCATTTCTGTAAGCAGATAATGAGACAAAGGTTACGCATTGGTATCGCCAAGGGTATATACTTGTTCCACTACTATCGGTTTGAGAGTGGACAGGATACAAGAAGAAATATTAGCCACCTTCTATGAGTTTGTATGTTTGATAGTTTTTTTCAATCTTTGTGTATGAATCAGGATTTTGATTTGATGTCTATTCAGGAAAAAAGCTATTCAGATTATCCTCAAGCAGTTAGAAATAACGCTAAAAGGGTTCTTAAATATGTTGAGCAGAACGGCTGGGGGCCATGTGGCACTCCTGTTGGAAAGCAAAGAGCAAATCAGCTTGCAAATGGCGAGCCTGTATCAGTAGATACAATCAAGCGGATGTATAGCTATCTTAGCAGGCATGAAGTTGATTTACAATCTTCAAGCTCTTATGATGATGGCTGCGGACTTTTGATGTACGATGCCTGGGGAGGAAAGGCTGCATTAACATGGAGCAGAAGTAAACTGAGAGAATTAGGTGAAATAAAAGAACAGAGCAATATGGGTTTTCTAACTAAGGGTATTAATCAAGGATTTCAAGATATGGACATGAAACAAGGAATTGTTTCTGGCTATTTTGCAATGTTTGGTAACAAAGATTTGGATGGAGATGTCATCGAGAGAGGAGCATTTGCCAAGACAATTCAAGAGCGTGGCCCTAATGGTAAAAAGCTAATAAAGTATTTGCTAGACCATGACTCTAAGAAATCTGTTGCTTTGATTACCAATTTGGAAGAGGATATGAGTGGATTGAGATATGAGGCTAAAATTGGCACTCATAGCTTAGGTGTTGACTTCATGAAAATGGTAGAGTCAGGACTTATTAACCAACATAGCTTTGGATTTGCTGTTCCTAAAGACAAGCAATATTTTGATGGCACTAGAAAAGCTAATGTTATCAAAGAAGTTATTATGTACGAAGGATCAGCAGTACAGTTTCTAGGAGCTAATCCTGAGACTACATTTATTGACTTGAAATCTGAGAGCGATGCGTTTGAATACCTTGACAGACTTGAGAAGTTTGTGAAGACATCTGACGCAACTGATGAGACACTTGTCAAACTAGAAGAAAGACTTAAATCACTTTACGAAGTTCTAAAGCCAGCTCCTGCTACTTTAGAAGAGGTTAAAGCCGATTTGGATAGTAATAAATTAATTGAATCACTTAAATCTACATTTAGAAATCATGGCAGAATTGCAAATTAAGGAAGTTCAGGACTTCCTAGCTGAAGAGCTACAAACCCTAAAGAAAAACTTCTCTACTGAAAGAGAAAAAGACGTTACTGGCTTTGACACCAAAGTTAAAGACGCAATGGAAAAGCTTACTGCTGATATGCAGGCTAAGCATGCTGACATCCAGAAGGAAATGGATAAGGCTCTTGCTGACATCACTGAGAAATCTGCTCCTAAAGTTGAGCGTAAGAACTTCGGATGGTCATTGCATGAGACTTTGAAGTCTAACCACGCTGAGATGGTTAAGAATGTAAAATCTGGTAAGGGCATGGAAATGACCATGAAGGATTTCAACTATTCTGACTTCACTGGTTATGAGCCTTTTGTAACTGACTTCAGAGACCCAATCTTGGTTAAGTATGAGTCTTTCCATTACAGAAATGTACTCCCTGGAGGAACAATGTCTGGTGAATTTGTAAAGTATCCTAAAGAAAACGCTACCGTTGGTGGAGCTAACACTTGGGCATACGGAACTGGTCAAGGTGGAGCTAACGTAGCTAAGCCTGAAATCGAGCCTAAGTTCACTACTTACCAGGCTGATGCCGAGTGGATCGCAGGTCTTATCAAAGGAGTTCCTGTATCTATGATCGAAGATTTGGCTTGGATGACTTCATTCTTGCAGAACAAAGGTCGTGCTGAATTGTTGAAGAAGGAAGATACCTTTATCCAAGGTTTGCTTCTTGATGCTGCTAACTCTGAAAACTACAACGGTTCTAAGACTGTAAGCATTGAAATCTTGATTGATGCTGCTTTGCGTCAGTTGAAGAACAACCTTCACACTCCAACTGGAATCGTATTGTCTAACCAAGATTATGTAAACATCTTGTTGGGTAAGGCTTCTGGTTCTGGTGAGTATGACTTCCCAGGTGTTGTGACTGTTAATCCTTTGACTGGTCAACTTAATGTTGTTGGTATCCCAGTATTCTCTAACTCTTACCTTTCTCAAGGAACTGGTATTGTTGGTGATTGGAACCAAGCTCAGTTGTTGACTCGCCAGGCTCCAAGAATTAGATTCTTCGATCAGAACTCTGATGATGCTGAGAAGAACGTAATCTTGGTTCGTGTTGAGGAGAGAGTTGCACTTCCTGTGTTCTATGACAATGCGTTCATTAAGGTAACTTTGGCTTCTTAATTAGAAGTCAATAGTTTAGAATAAGAGCCTTGGATATTTTCCAAGGCTTTTTTATTATCTTTGAGTCATGGCAGGATATGAATACAACGAAGATATGCTTGGCGATATACTGCCAGTATATGAATATTTAGGTGCAACAGGACTTCAGATAAGGTTCACAAGTGAGTCAAGCTATGTCGAGCCTTACAATGTAGAGGACTTTAAGGACTACGCTAGAATCGACTTTGATACTGATGATAACTTGATTCTATTGTTTCTAAAGTCAGCTAGACAGAACATTGAGCAGTATATGCAGAAGTCTTTGGGTGTACGGACAATCAATTTGCTTGCCTTGCATTTGCCTAAGAACTACAAATTGCCTTACGGGCCTATTACTTCAATTACAACCGCAGGTTACAATTTATTTGGTGATTTGCTAAAAGAAGGTGGAAAAGATATTAATATTACTTATGTTACCAATGCAAGTTTGGTAAACGATGCAATTAAGCAAGCAATATATCGTCAAGCCTACCATTACTACGAATACAGAGAGGCTAATTCTAAGCCTGATTTGTTGAGTGAGGTTAAGTTGTTAGTAAATCCATACAGAAGAATAGTATTCCCATGATGAGAGAAAAAGTGGTATTTAAAAGGTCTATTGAGACTCAAAATCCTGTTACTGGGAATTTGATTAATACCGTATCTACTTACTATGAGCCAAAGGGTGCTAGTGTTAGGGAAATTACCCCTAGCGTAGACACTATTGTGCAAAAGCAAGAGTTAGGCACTTTGATTGAGGTGGTGATTCGTTATAACCCTTCTGTTATCATTCAAAATGGTGACCAGATTGAGTGGAGAGGATTTTACTTTACTTCTCTTGCACCAAAGGTTGACCCATTGAGAAGGTATGTTACTATCAAGGCATTCTCTGCAATGGAAACAACTAATAGAAATGGCAGTCCAAGTTAAGGTTAGCGGAATTAACATTCTATTACAAGATTTAGACAAGTACTCCGAACAGGTACAGGCTGGCATCTATAAAGAAGTTAGAGGGTGGGCAGAAAGAACTGAAGCTGACGCACAAAGAGATGTACCCGTTGATACTGGGGCATTAAAAGGAACAATTCGTTCTGTTGTATCAAACAATGGATTAACCTGGATTGTAAAGGCTGGTGGTATCAATAATGTAAACTATGCTCCTTTTATTGAATTTGGAACAGGAGCTAGGGTAGATAAGTCATTTTTACAACAATACGGATTAGTAGAATATGCTAGTCAATTTAAAGGAACTCAAGACCCATTTTATCCTTTACCATCTCGAAGCTATTTATATAAGAACGCAAGGTTGGAGTTTGAAAAAACTTTAGCTAATATTAAGAAACTTCTACAAACACAATGAAACAATTTAAGGATTTAGCACAGATTATTGCTTTGTCATTTCTGTGCCTTTCAATTTGCTCTGGAATCCTAGAGTTTGCACTATGGTGCAACAAGCCGTTTGCTTATCTTTTATCAGTATCTTTCTGCTTCTTAGTTTTCTGGGGAGGAGTAGAAATATATGATCGTTCTAAATGAACTACACTGACAAAATATATCTTTCAAGACATTCTTATTTTGAGAAACGATTTGCTAGGTTAATTAACCGAGCATTGGATGAGCAGTATGATGAAATGGCCCGTTTATTTGAGTCAGGACAAGACATCGGCTCTGTTAGTGGTCAAGGTATATCTATGGTGTATCAAGCCATGTATCAGCTTATAATGGATGATGAGGGCACATTAACTTGGAATGAGTTTGTCAAGCCAATCACCAACCAAGAAATTCAGACAAAAGACATATTTGATGAGGTTGCAAGTACTCTTGCACCTCAGGATGTAAATGAGATGACTTCGTTCTGGAGAAAGCTTATGGATGGCTTTCTTAGTACCTACATAGGCTTTAGAATTGCTGAAGTACTATCGACAGGAGTAAAAAGAGTAAACGAGTTAATTGGCAAAAGCAGAAGTCAAGGACTAAGCAATCAGCAGATAGCTGACTTGATTAGACAAGTAGACCTAGAGTTACGATCTAACACAATAGCAAGAACTGAAGTTACCAATGCGATGAGTAAAGCACAACTTCTTGCACTAGAAAGCTCAGGATTAAATTGGCAGAAGTCCTGGAAAGCAATCCGTGACGATAGGACTAGAGATGCTCATTTGTTTACAGACCCTAAGTTCTTTATTCCAATCAAAGACAACTTTATTATCAATGGTCAGCAGTTGGCATATCCTGGTGATTCAACTCAAGGAGCTTCTATGACCAATACAATTAATTGCAGATGTAGATTATCGTTTAAGCAGGAGGGTTCTAGGTTTGGATTTACAAATCGTTAAAAAACCTTATCTTTGAATATGGATTTATCAAAAGCATTAAAAGCTGGTTATTTTCAAGCACTATACCCAGAAATAGGTGTTCCAATTTATGATGCATTCTCAATTCCAGAGATGGCCCCATATCCTTATGTGATTATTTCTAGCATTACTACTTCTGAAATTGCAAACACAAGTTGCAAGAAGTTTAACGCTGATGTAACCTTAGACATTGTAACTGGCTTTACCAGGCCAACAGGAATGGATCAGGCATTGGATATTGCAGAGGACATTGAGGCAATAATAAATCCAACTAATAAAGTAGACATCAATATTACAGCTTACGGCTGGAAGATTGGAAATACCAACCTTGCAACATCAGATAGCATTCAATTAAGAACTAGTGAGTATTGGATTTACAGAAATGTTAGGACATATTCTCACATAGTTGTACCACTTTGATAATAAAAAAAAATCCTATACCTTTGAAATAATAATTGATAAAGACTATGGCTAACGAATTATTTAGTAAAAATATTGGAGTTTACATCGACAGCTCTTTGACTTCAACTCCTTCCTGGAAATTGGCAGTTTGTACTTCTTCCAAATCTCTTTCAATCTCTGTTGGTGCAACAGAAATTAACAATGATTGTACTGGTGATTTTGTACAAAACCTTCCTTCCACTGCTTCTTGGACTATGTCTTTTGAAGGCGATGTAAACACTGCTCCAGGAGGAAGTGAAATCTCTGCTGAAGGAATTTTTGATATTGTGGTCGCAAGAACAACCAAGAAATTTAAGTTTCAATCACTTGATAACTCTTACATCAGATATGGTCAAGGATTTATCTCTCAGTTTGATGAGACTGCTACTGCTCCTGAGTATCAGACATACTCTGTAACAATCACTGGTTCTGGACCTATTGATGACGCTATTCCATCATAATTTCTGTTTTCGTGTTTGTGTTTAGTTAAAAGGCCTCTTTTTTTAGAGGCTTTTTTTTTTGCTTGTTACATTTATTACTAAATTAGTGCCATGACAGGAATAATAAAACTAAGCATAGGCGGTAAAGAGAGAGTTTTACGCTTTAACAATTTTTCGGCTATTGAGTTAGCCAAGATTATCTACAAGGGTGAGCAGGCTAATTTTGAGACTGAGGACTTGTTAAATCGAATCATGAAGCTTAATGAGAAGAATCATTTTCTTCTTGTTAAGACATTGATTTACGCAGGAATAATTGGAAATGATTATGTTGTAGGATTTGAGGAATCTGTAACTGTGGAGCAGGTTGGTGAGTGGATTGCAGATATTAATGAAGGTGATATTTATTCTGTATGGCAAACTTTTTGGACCTCTATGGGAGTTGACTTACCTGCAATTAATGAATTAGAATCAGTTAGTGATCCTGTGTTAGAAAAAAAAAAATAACCTGGATTGACGTTTGCCAACAATGTTTTGGTGAACTAGGAATACTTCCTCGAAATTTTTATCAAATGACTTTTGCTGAGACTATCTTGGCTATGCGTGGTTACCAGGTAAGTCAGTCAAGAGAATGGGAAAAGTATAGACTTGTAGCATATCAGGTTTATACTTCTATTCCAAAGAAAAGTCCTAACAAATCTATTCAGCAGTATTTCCCATTGCCTACTGATCAGGGTGAAAAGAAATTCAATCCAGAGATGATTAAAGCTCGTAGACAAGCCTTCTTAGATAAGATGGCTAAAAATTAGTATTTTTGAAATATGAATGAGCTTCAAATAAGATTAACTGCCGACATAAAGGATTTGCAATCAGCCCTTAACAAGGCGAAGGCAAGTCTAAAATCATTTGAATCTGAAACTGCTGCGGATTCTGAAAAATCCAATGTAGGATTCCGTAGAAAAATTGGTTTGATTGAGCAGTTGACTGCTAAAGCTAAAGCATTAAAAGTTTCTTTAAGTCAAGCAACTAATGAACAGCAAATTGCAAAGTTTAATGCTGAACTTGAGCAAACCAATATTGAATTATCTAGGCTAAATTCCTTAGGTAAATCTTTTGCCGATACTTCAGTTCAATCTTTTAATAAATTTAGAGTATCAGCAGGAGCAGCAAATGGTTCAGCTATTGCATTTAACAGAATTATTCAAGATGCTCCTTTTGGAATTATTGGTGTAGGAAACAACATTCAGCAATTTGCAGAACAGCTATCTGCTTTAAGAGTTACTACTGGCAGCACAAGCTCTGCTTTAAGCACATTTTTTGGTAGTTTATTAACTAAATCAAATTTGATTGTTTTAGGCATATCAGCTGTTACCGCTGCATTTACAGCATATCAATTAGGTGTATTTGATACTAAAAAAGAAGTTGATGAATTAACAAAGGCTCAAGAAGATTTTAACGAGTCTTTAAAAGATACCAATGGACTATTAGCTCAAGGTTTATTAAATAAGTTACTAAAAGAAGTTGGACTACTTAAAACAGAAAATCTTGGAGGTAGATTAGTTGATGTTCCTGCATTTAAAACAGCAGGTCAAGTGGTTGATGCTTTATCTGGTAAAATAAATAAACTAAGAAAAGGAGAGCTTGAGTTACTTGAAGGATTTCTTACTGAACAAATTTCAACTGCTACTAGAGCTTTTGCTAATTCAAATATTGAATTAGAAAAATCATTAGCTACTGAAGAAATAGGTTTATATAAAGGAATATTAGAACAGGTAAATGATCAATTATCCTTTTATAATCAAAGCACAAAAACAGTAATACAGGATAATAAAGAATTAAAAAGAAGTTTTGAAGAGTTAAGTAGCTTACCATCTATTGGTCTACCTAGATCAGGTGATGTTGAAGCCTTACTAAAGCAAAGGCAAAGATTGCTAGAAGGTGGTAAAGTTGGAACTACTGGTCAAGAATTTATTAATGCCGAACTTAATAAAGTAAAAGAACAAGGAATTATAACAGAAAGACCATTAGGTGATTTAACTCAAAAGTTAGAAGAAGAAACTCCAATTATTCAAGATCAAATTGGAGTTATTGTTGATGCATTTAGTTCTTTGGGTGCAGGAATTGCTGGATCATTAAACATTGGAGACAGAGCATTAAGAGGATTTGTTACTACTTTACTTTCTGCAACTCCTAAGATTATTGGAGCAATACTACAAAAAGCAGCAACCACAAAGGCAGCTCAAGAGGCGGAAAATGCATCTAATCTTAAATTAGCTACTGGAAATGTTATTGTTTCATCAACAGAGGCAGCTAAGGGTTTAGGACCAGTTGGTTTAGCATTACTACCTGTATTTATTGCAGGTGCTGTTGCATTAGTCAGTTCTGCTTTTGGTAGAGCAAGTAGTGGAGGAGGTTCACCATCAGCAGGATCAGGATCTACTTACACAAACAGAAGAGAATTTGGTGGCCCTGTATCTAAGGGCAGAGCTTATATTGTTGGTGAGAAACGACCAGAGTTGTTTGTACCAAATACCAACGGAGTAATTGTGCCTCAAGTTCCATCAATGGATTATTCTGGTGCATCAGTAAACTCTGGAATGTACGGAGTTGAAGTAATGCTCAAAGGACCAGATGATTTGCTATTCTTTGTTGAGCAGGCTCAAATTAGAAGAAACATAAGATAAAAAAAAACCTAGGTCAGAAACCTAGGTCTTTGCTAACATTTAACCCAAAATAACTACTATGAAACTCTTTTTCTGAGTAGTGCTATTTTTCGGATGCGATCCTCATCGACATCGTACTTAATGCAACTTTTCTCAATTAGCTCATCGGTGATGTTCTCAGGATTTGTCCTGATTTCAGCGATGCACTTAGCTATAATATCTGATGATTCTTTCAATGTCCTGTTCATGTCGAGACAAATCTAGCATTAGACTAAATATAAGTCAAGATAATACCTATTTTTTTTTGTATTTTTGACCAATGGCAGAATACAGATTTATTTGGGGACTAACTGGAGGCACTGGTTCAATCACAGTTAATGGTGTTGCTCCTTTACCATCCTATGAGGAAGGTATTTCAATGACCATTGCTGCAACATTTGGCTCTGGGTTTACTTTTAGTAACTACAACATCAACAACGGTTTTTTAAGCTCTTTTACTAACCCTTGGACATTTACGATGCCATCAAGGGATGTAAAGCTCAGAGTTACCGCTACTGGAACATTTGCACCTGTTGATACAGCTTATGAGTTAAAGTACTTTACTGAAACTGAGGATCAGTCCAATCAGCTAATCAGAGTAGAGATTTATGAGTTTGGCTATGTTGGTTCTGCAACACAAAAAGACAGTGCAGGCTTTTCATTCCGCTGGGGAAACTTTGGTCAAGATGAGATTGATCCAATAGTAAGGTCATACTTTAACTTTGGTCTTGTAGGTAATCGTGACGAGTACTTTGAAATACTTGAAGGAGGATATAGAAAATGGCAGGTTAAAGTGCTTATCGAAGGTGTTTTGTTTTGGGAAGGATACATAAACAATTCTACTGTTACTATTAATGAAGTATCAATCAAAGAAGTGATGGAGTTTACCGCTTCTGATGGATTAAACTCATTTGACTCCAAGAGAGTGAATGAGCAATACTTTGATGGATTCTCTGGCAACACATTTATTGGAGGATTCTTTGGAGCGTTAAGTCAAACATTCCCTGTTTTAAGACCAATCAATATTGCTTGTGAAATTTACGAGACTAGGCTTGATACTAATGATGGGGTATTTGAACAGCTATTGATTCCTGCTAATGCTGTATTTACAGATGGTGAGATACCTTTGTACCTATCAAGTAATGGAATTATTGAAAACTCATCTGTTTACATTTCTGATTTCTTAGAATCATTGCTAAAGCCATTTCTTTGCAGGGTTTTCTTGTGGAGAAATGAGTTTTATATTATCTCTTTGCCTGAATTGACTAAGGATTCTTACAGGCTATTTAACTACGATACAGACGCTACAAGAGAAGGTATTACGACAATAACACCAGGTATGGATGTATCCTGCAAGTTTACAGGAGGACAAAGAACTGGTAGACCTGTTTACACTGAGTTTACAGGGACTTTACAGCTTGGTGTGTTAGACTACTCTTCTCGTGGAGGTATTTACGAGGAGCCATTTACTGTTGATTCTTGGGAGTTTAACTTACCAGGTAGTGCATACCCAGGACTCTATCAATTAAGGCTATGGAACTATGTTAGGTCAATTCCTAGCGGGCAGCCTGGATCGTATCCTACGGGAATCAATCCTGCATTGATTCAATATGTTTCTGATGCTTTAGGAGAATACGCTAAGATATGGGGAACTAGTTCTGTAAGCGGAACAGCAGATATTAATATATCATTTATAGAACTTGACTCTACAAGAGTATTTACTGGTATTCCGATTGCTCAAGACCTAGCGAATACTTTGAGCTTTCAGCTTGAGTTTTTATTTGAACCTAGATTTTCTGGAGAGCTACCAAGACCAAATACAAATGCAGGTGTTATGGTTAACATCGGGAATAGTTATTTGTCTTTTGATGGTGTAGAAACCTTTACTTGGTTACCAACTTTTACAGTGATGCAGTTTCCAATGGGATCATTATATGCTTGGAATAAGCTAGACATTACTAATGTAGTTGTACCTGAAGATGGGAATGTGATTATAAGGCTATATCAGGTCATTACAACGAACTCTGCTTCGGTAGATAGGTACACGGTAGGGTATAGAAATATGTCGCTTAAAATCGAAGAAAACGATGCCTTTGCGACAGAGGAAATATCAGAAAAATTTGTAACAGATGAATCATACTCAAACGTCTACGAAGATGTCAAGTTTAACATCGGTGATGTCGACACGGAAAACTCAAGTAGTGCTATACGGCTCGACCTACCTGGATATGGCAATCCAAATTCTCAGGCTTGGTCTAGGGATGGTGTCGAGTCAGTACCTTTGATTCAGATATTCCTTCAGGAGTTAGCAAATATTAAGGGCAGACAAAACCCTAGATTGATATTGACATTGCCTAGGAATGCTGCAAATCCATTGGAGATTAAGCCATATCAAAACATCGAATACGATGGACATTATTGGATGGTAGTCGCAATGGATGTAGATTTAATGGCAAATAGTTGGAGATTAGAATTAGCAAGATTAGGCGAAATAGGAAGTTAATATGACAGATGTATCAGGTAAGTTTTTCTCAGCGAAGAAAGTAAGAACAGGTGTATCTCCTAGTAGCCCAGGTGTTCAGGTTGGTGAGACCTTACCTCCTGTTAACCCTCCAGGTACTTCTTTAAACTCGGTAGGGCTTACTATGCCTTCTGCGTTTGCAGTTGCCAATAGCCCATTGACTAGCAACGGAACGATTGCAGTTACAGGTGCAGGTACTGTTGCTCAGTATGTCAGAGGAGACGGAACATTGGCTGACTTCCCTGAGTCTAGCGGTGGAGGGTCATCTGTTAGCTACTACTTAAATGGATCAGTAAGCCAAGGGACTATTGGAGGTGTTGCTTATTTAGAGATGAATAAAGTTCCCATTTTGGGAGCAGGTACTGACTTTACAATAGCTGCTAATGGGTACATTGCTTCGTTTATTACTGATGCAGGAGATCCTAACTTGCTAGAGATTCCTGGAGGCAACTGGAACTTTGAAAGTTACTTTAGTGCGTCAAGTGGTGGAGGCTCGCCTTCGTTTTACGTTGAACTTTACAAAATTAATGCAGGAGGTACTGCTACTTTGATTGCTAGTAGTAGTGCAATCCCTGAATTAATTGCTTTTGGTACAAATATAACGCCTTATTTCTCTTCGCTTGCAGTACCTACTACTGTGCTTGCTTTGACTGATAGGCTTGCGGTTCGTTACTATGTAACGCATAGCGGTAGAACGATTACTTTGCATACAGAGGGCCCTCACCTGTGTCAGATTATTACCACATTTACAACTGGATTGACTTCGTTAAATGGCTTGAATGCTCAGGTGCAGTTCTTTGCGGTTGGTACTAGCGGAACGGACTTTAACATTGCAAGTGCTACTGCTACGCATACTTTTAACATTCCAAGTGCTTCTGCTACTGCTAGAGGTTTAATTACCACAGGAACGCAAACTATCGCAGGCGAAAAAACATTTTCTGTAGATGCTTTTATCAACGGTGTTAAAATT